GTGCAGTGCACGACACCTCTGCTCTCAATTGAGATGCAGAAATTCACCAAAGGAGCGTCTATTGGCACCAAGTATGACTACGCGTACACGCGTATTGCCCAGTATTTGCAAACGCAAGTACTCTGGTAATAACGTATGGTACGCTAAGCCCCCAGGTTATCCGTCCGGCCATGTTATAGCCGAACAGCCTAACTCTGAGGTCGCGCCATATCTTGGTGGGATGCAGACAACTGCATCCGAAGGGCACCCTATCAGCCAACTTCGTAAGGCTGGTAGTGGTGACATCGGCGGCCCATTTACCACGACCAAGACATATTGTGATCCGCGAGGATCACGATTTAATGTCAAGGACGAGCAGTTTGGAAGCGTAGGTCCGAGTATCGAATCCCACTTCTTTTTTGAAGATGGGATTATGATTCCTCGAATCACACTTCTACCTGCTGATGGTTATGGACGTATATTTCCCGCGTATCCGGATCCAGTCAATACATCTGACGATGATCTTGACGAGTTCGGTACCACGGCAATAGCACGATGCAATCCCGTTAATCCACCCGCAGACGCCGCTTCAGCTCTAGGAGAACTATTCCGTGAGGGTCTCCCCCACGTAATAGGCTCCGAAAGCTGGAAAGCCAGAAACCAAATTGCAAGTAGTGCTGGTAAAGACTACTTGAATGTTGCTTTTGGCTGGCTACCCCTCGTGAGCGATATTAAAGATTTCGTTCACGTCGTCACCAGGTTCGATGAGATTGCATCTCAATACGAACGTGATGCCGGTCGGGTAGTGCGGCGGCGCTACGAGTTCCCAATAGAACGAAGTTCCAATTCATGGACGGAGAACACGAACCCGAGCTCACCAGCAATAGTGTGCCCGGCTCAGTTCTTCGACCAGTTTGGAACCCCGTCGTCAGTGTTTGTCTCGGAGGAAACCGAGATTAGACGTTGGTTTTCAGGAGCGTTTACCTACTCATTGCCTTCCGATTACGACAGTCGGAATAACATTAGTAGGATAGCGTTCTTAGCCGATAGACTCGGCCTGAATCCAACTCCAGAGACTCTCTGGAACCTGACGCCGTGGAGCTGGGCCGCCGATTGGGTTACGAATGCTGGCGATGTTCTTACGAACATTTCCAGATTCGCCAACGGAGGCCTGGTTATGCGATATGGGTACGTGATGGAACATTCCATCAAACGTCGTACCTATTTCCAGCCATACTCTGGTTACCGTATTAACGGTAAACAGGTGGCTGCTGGACCCTTTTCCCTCGTCGTTGAGACGAAGAAGAGGCGACAGGCAAACCCCTTTGGTTTCGGGGTAACCTGGGAAGGTCTGTCGACTTTCCAGGCCTCGATCCTGGCGGCGCTAGGTATTTCCCGGCACCGCTAGTGTAGGTCCACTGCACAACCACCAAAGCAGCACTCCTATGTGTTGCGAAAGGAGCAATGCTTATGGCATTCGCTGACCCTCAGTCCATCACGATTAACGCGGTTACCTCCTCGTTGCCTCGGACTAACGTCCAGAACAACAAGGCGGAGTACACGTCATCGGATGGCCTGGTGAAGCTCACCGCCTCCCACTCCTACGGGAGAAGGAATCGGCGAGTTCTCCGGGTCGACCATTCCAAGATCGCTGCGGATCTGTTTATCCCTTCGCAGAACGCCAAACTGTCGATGAGTAACTACATCGTATTTGACGTTCCGCAGCTGGGGTACAGTACCACAGAGGCGAAGCAGGTGTATGACGGCTTTAAGGCCCTCTTCACCGGCACGTCCGACGCCCTGATCGTGAAGCTCCTCGCTGGCGAGTCGTAAGACTCTCCGGCATTGGGACTTCGTGATAAGGCGAAAGACGAATCTCCAGCAGCGTGCCGGATCCTCTCCCAGTATTTGGGAAAGGAATCCGTTTGCGTACTGGATATGCCTAGTCATGGGAGTGATAATCTGTATCGCCACACTCGCTTTTGCGAGTGGCGACGATTCAGATGGGGGTACGAAGGTTATGTTCCCGGTAACCGGGACCGTAACTAAGTGCCCTCTTCACGTCCATGATGCGGTCAAGGAATGTCATTCTGGTTTGAACACAGTTACTGAATTGCCGGATTCCGAATACTCTTCGCGAATTCGTGCAATTCTTAACCGTGACGGAACGTATATTATACGTATCCGTTAAACCAGAAAGGCGCAACGCTGTAGGCTTGGATAGCTAACGTCGATCCTTCATTGAAAGGAACAACGGGCTATGAAAAGCCAACAACGGCTCCACCGTCCACGAAGGGACGATGTCCTTTTGTGGAAAATGATTGCTGAAGAATCGGCAATCAGATGTCGCACAAGCACCACCCTCGACTGGAAAACAGTCGAGACTCGGACCAAACACGAGGGGTTTTCGTTTTTAACGATTACCCTCGCGAACTTTGGTAAAGACTTCGAAAGAAGTCTCGACCAAGGTTTCGTGGATCCCAGTGCTTTCGTTGGATTTCATCGAAAGCAAGGTCTCCCCCGATTTCTCGGAGGTTTCCTGGATCTTGTGTTTGACCGAGGTTCTGGTGTGTTGCTCGATGAACCAAACGTCGACGCAATCAAAGAGATACGTCAGCTAACGCTGATGTACTCCAAGATCCAACTCCCGTGCAGCGATGCGCGTGAGAAGGCGGCGTACCGTGGTTACATCGAGAGTGAGCAGGATATCGGCGTTAAACACAGCGGTCATTCCGCGATTAATCTCGCAGAGTTCCGCCGTGTGGCTAACGCGCTTTATGGACCGATGTGGAGAGCTATCGATCGAAAGATTGATAGCGATCCGCCCGTTCCAAAGCATGGACCAGGTGCGACTGCTGATAGATTGCGTGCGAACGCAAAATATCGACAGCGTACATGGCCCAGGAGGTTGGAGACGCAATTCCCTATGGAAATGCACCTCCTTCCAACTCCCGACTACGTCGACGAGTTGGCCTCCATCGATATCCTCGAGCCCGAAGCGGAATTGCCCGTTAGGGTAATATCCGTTCCTAAAACGCTCAAAACTCCAAGGATCATCGGGATTGAGCCGACCGCTATGCAGTATGCACAGCAGTCCCTCCTCCCCGTTATCCTTGAAGGAATCAAGGATTTCCATCTTGGTTCCTTTCTCGGATCTGATGACCAAACGCCTAACCAGCGGATGGCCCTCAGAGGATCGCTGAGAGGCGATCTTGCTACGCTAGATCTTAGCGAAGCATCTGATAGAGTCTCGAATCAGCTCGTACTGGAGATGACAAGCTCGTCTAGCCGAATGCGTAAGGCTATTCAAGCATGTCGCTCCAGGAAGGCTGATGTTCCTGGTCATGGCGTACAACGCCTAGCCAAGTTCGCGTCTATGGGCTCAGCACTCACCTTTCCTATAGAGGAGATGGTCTTTCTGACCATCATTTTCTTGGGAATTGAGCGAGTGCTCAACACCCAGATCGACCGTTCGTTGATAAAATCAATGAAAGGTCGAGTGCGTGTCTACGGAGATGATATTATTATCCCCGTAGAATTTGTGCCCTCTGTGATCGAATCACTCGAGCTCTTCGGAGCGAAAGTGAATCGGCACAAGTCTTTCTGGAACGGTCAGTTCCGAGAGTCTTGTGGTAAGGAGTACTATGACGGCCAAGACGTAAGTATTGTCAAGGTTCGTCAGGTGCTCCCTACAAAACGGAGGCACGTTGAGGAGATTATAGCCACTGTTGCCCTTCGTAACCTTCTCTATTGGGAAGGCTACTGGACAACATGCCTGTGGCTGGATGAGAAGATCCGGGGAATACTTTCGTATTTTCCGGTAGTCGACTCATCTTCTCCTTTGCTTGGGCGAGAAAGTGTCATGCCTGGAGCTCGTAAGTTCCAGAAAGGACGCTTCTCTCATGTACTTCACCGGCCTGAAGTTAAAGGCTGGCAGGTACATGCCAAACTCCCTCTGGACAGCCTGGAGGGATCAGGTGCCCTGCTCAAATGTTTCTTGATGAGCAGAGGCCTCGACGATATGTATGACGATCCGCGTTTGGCAGATCGACTAGCATACCTGTGGGGGTCCGAGATCAACGAGGACCATTTGGAACGTGCAGGACGTCCCCGGTCCGTCGACATCAGACTGGGATGGAACACTCCGTGGTGAAAGTCCACGGATAGTGCTCCATTGGATCACTACACATAAGTGTGAGTGACCGGCCCGTGAGGGCTGGGTGGGAGATCCTGGTGTTGCCGTCTATGGGAGTTCTTCCCGTATACGGTACCAAGGTCTTACCTCGGG